ATACAGCAAATTTCGTAAGCATATACAAGCTGTTATGGATGGCAATTGGCAGGAAAGTGCCAATCAGATGCGTGATTCCAGATGGCACAAGCAGGTGCCAAATCGGGCGGAGCGTTTATGTAAACGTATGGAAGAGGTAGAGGTTTAAACCTTTACTCCCCAACAGAATTTTTGTTGACCACTGACAGCCTGCCATTCTCTACCAGGTCTGTTTGTCCAACCTTTATGTTTATTAATTTCAACCTCATGTAAAAGTTTCCAACCAACACCACGCATACTAGCACCGCTTTCTGCTTGTAGTGTATATGTTATAATTCTTTTACCACCCATAGCTTTCCAAGCTCTCCAACAACAAGCATAGAGAAAACTACATGTACCTTTTGGTGCATCATCAAGAACACAGCACCTTGTAACTTCAGCCGTAACACCATCATCTTTTCTTATGGCTACGGGTCTTCCAGTAATAGCTACTCCAACAAGACGTTGACCATCTGAACATCCAACAGAAAACTTTGCACCTACTACGGGTTTGTTATGCCTATGGAAATTTAAAACAAACTCGTTTGCTTCTTTTAAATTAATCGGAACAGCAATTAGTCTGCTCAACCAACCTCTCCCCAGTTATCACCTAACTCCTGGTCAACTTTACTTGGAACTTTTAGTTCAAGACCCGTTTCCATAATCTCCTTGATTCTTGATGCCTGCTCCTCGGACTCTATACCAAAGCATAATTCATCGTGAACAGTGAGCATTGGAATAAATCCTTCTTCGTAACAATCAACCATAGCTTTCTTTGTCTGGTCTGCTGCACTGCCTTGTATCAATCTGTTCAATGCTTTGTATGTAAATGCCCTTCGTATACCTGGACCATATTCTTTTTCAGCATCCTCTTTTTTCATAGGCTTCTTATAACCAAAAGAACGTGGCTCCCACATATCAAACCTACACTTCCTACCAAGTATTGTTCTTATCTGGCCGTACTTAGATGCTCTAGTTGATACAAAATCTGCCAGACCTTTAACAAAAGGTACCTTTCTGTGATAGTTATCTAGAAGATCTGTTGCTTCTTCTACTGTAATATCTAATGTGTTTGCTAACTTTGCCTTACCCATACCATACATGATACCTAAGTTCACAGTCTTAGCCTGTTTTCTACCTATGCCTGCCATATCAGCCACCATCTGATGAAAGTCTGCATCTTCTTCGTGGTACTGCTTGACAAGTTCATCAACAAAAGGGTGTTGATCCTTGATACTTGCACAATAATGAACAAGCAGTCTTGGTTCCTGACTTGAATAATCAAAGCTTCCCCACTTCTGTCCTTCTTCTGGTATAAACAATCCCCGAATCAAAGCTTTTATCTCTGGATCCCTTGCAGGTATCTGCTGTAGATTTGGGTTTGAAGATGAGAAACGTCCCGTAAGTGTACCGCCATCGTCTGAACGAAGGGGATGAAACTCACAATGTATTCTGCCTTTGTTCTCATGCCGTAGGATGCTTTCAATAAACGTACTGTCTGCCTTATCAACTTCTCTTAATCTTAAAATCTTTGCGGCAATCGGATGTTGACATGTTTGTAGAAAAGCTTTTGTAAAAGACGGCTGATCATTGTTATCTGTTCGCCCGTAGGGGACATTGTAATGGTCAAATATCTTTGCTAGGCTTGATGCTACCCAGGGTGAGATAGTTATGCCTGTATCGCTTTTAATCTCGTTTATAAGCGCATCTTTCATTTTACCTAGTTTAACTTTAGTTTGTTCAGCTTTATCAACGTCAACACGCACACCTTTGATTCTCATATCCATCAACAGCGGTGTTAGTTTTTGTTCTAACTCAAATATGTTTGTCAATTCCTGCCGTGATAGTTCAGTCTCAAATCTCTGCCATAGTTTCAAAGTCATCACTGCATCTTGTTCGGCATATGTTCCTACATACTTTGAAGGTAGTTTCCACATATCTTTCTTAGGATCGATCCCCCAATCCTTAGCTGCCGCACGAAGAATCTTTTCATCTTTGCGCATATCAATATATTCACGTCCCAGATTTGTCAGTGCATAGGAGAATTTGTTCTCATCAATCAAAGGCGCAGCTACCATCGTATCGATTATCTTACCTTGAACCTTGATCCCTGCCCAATGGAGCCAACCTAAATCATATGTTGCGTTGTGCATAACCTTCGCTACATTTGGTGTAGCCATCTGTTCCTTGATCCAGGACATAACTTTATCAAAGGGTAGATTACCACCGCCTTTATGTTTTATAGGATAATATCCAGAGAAGTCTCCCGCAGCCACCGCAATGCCAACAATAAACCCATCATTCCTTACCCACCCTGGACCGAGTGTCATAAGATTTGGATCACATGTTTCAAGATCAACGGCTATGTATTTACAATCTGTTAGGTCTGGAAAGATAGAGGGAGGGTACCATTCGATTTCCAATAGATCCATTTCTATGCGTTCTATGAAACTTATAGTGCTATTCTGCTTTCTCATTCTTCTCTCCTCCTAGAGCTGCATAACCACAGATATCTATCCAGGAGTCTTCGTGGTCGGGAGTCTCAATTAGTCTTGATAGTTTAACTGCAATCATGCATGTGTATACTTGTTCAACTGTAATGTCCTTATTTAAAATAGGACTCCAGAGATCAGCTATTCTTTTATGGTTAAGGTAAGCATCACCATAATCCTTTGCCCTATCACCACTAATTAATGTTTTTGCTTTGTCTAGAACTTGTTCTCTCTTCATACTCCACACATCCCATCACACTCATCTAGAAAAGAAAGCTGTCCCTTGTCCTCTAACGTATCAAAGTCAACTTCATCGAGAGGCTTGAGTGTTTGATGGACATATTGATCTAAATCTTTTTGATTTGCTTTTCTAATCTGTTTGTCAAACTCAATAGCTTCTTGAAAACTTTCTGGGTCATTGTTTCGCATATCTCTCCAGAGATCATTGCTATGATATGGACATCCAATACAAGCAGACTTAGCTAACTTTCTTCCAGGGTAATATGTATCAAACCATTTTAAACAATCTCTTCGATTCATTCTCTTCTCAATCAAAGGCCATCGATGCTTTATATAATAGTCTCTTGAATCTTTAATCCTCTGCATCTCATCTAAACTAATACCAATCCATGATTCACAAACAAGATCCTTTGCTCTTTGCCTAGGTTTTAAACCCATAACATCACGAATCTTTTTTCTTATAGGCTCTAGTTTATAATCATTGGTGCATTGTCTTCTACCAATTCCATACTTTGTAAAGAAGGGCATTGTTACAAAGTTTGTTCCTCTTTTGTTTTTACCTGCTACAGCATGTTCCTTTATGTTACCTTCTGATACTCTGTATACGGGAAAAGGTAATTGCTTTTCCAACCAATCAAGATGTTCATATACATCCTTTGGTTCCCATTGTGTGTCAGCAAAAATAGCAGCCTCTGGCATGGGTGTTAGTTCTCCCTTTGCAGCCATTAGCGCCATAACAGAACTTTGTACACCTGCACCAAGACTTATAACTCTTGAGTTTGCGTTTTCTATTTCTCCACTAATCATAGTTCATACTTAAATTTAGAGGATGTTTCAATGATATGAAGGTTATGACGTGTCCTTGTAACTCCCGTGTAAAAAACTCGATGCTCATCGTCAAACAGTTTTTCGTCAGTAGTTGCAGCAGGATAAGATTCTGTCAGTAGCATTATATTGTCATCCTCCCCACCTTTCATTGCATGAATGGTCGATACGTTTATTCTTGGTTTTTCAAACATCTCACCTCTTCTTTCTAAACTTTTCATGTAGGTTTTATTGTCTGAAGAAACATTTAAAACATTATAAACATCCATGTCCTTAGATGCAAGTAAACCATAGTCTTTAACTAATTGATCGTATGTAAAGAACAAATCATCTTCTAAATAATCAAACTGTTTACTGACACCCCACTTAACCATTGGATTGTTACCTTTTTTCGGCAACATCTTGTATAATTTTTTAATATCTGTAATAGGCACTGGTTCATCACTAATAAGCTGTCCCCATAGAGACATATTAGTTAGAATATTTTCATCAATACTCGGAACACCATATCGATTGAATAGGTATCCGTCCTCTCGTAATGATTCCGCTATACCTGATACAAGGCGATTTGTTCTTGCCATGATTGTCCAGGAGCCTTCATCTATGTTTGGTTCTCTCCAATCCATGTGATACTCTATGTTTCC